CGTATGTAGCGGGCGGGCGCCCCCCCCCCCGCCTATGACAAGCGCATGGTGCAGGCGTGGCTTTCCGCTGAAAGCGCCAAAATGACCGACGACGCGGCGGAGGAGGCCACCATGCCCCCGCAGGACGCTGACGGCGGCCAGGACGGCACCGAGAACGCCGACACCACCCAGGACACCCAGGAGGCCGCGGACGCCGCAGAGGGCGCCCAGGAGAGCCAGGAGAACCACAACGGCAACCATAGCGGTGACAACACCGACATGGTGGAGGGCCACCTGGATCCCGCACAGCTGGAGGACATGACCAAGGACGACCTGAAAAAGCTGGCCAAGGACATGGGCGAGGATCTCCCGCGCGGCGCTGCCAAGGCGCTGATCGTGGAGCGCCTGGCGGCGGCTATCGTCCTGACCCCTGCGGCGGCCATTGTACCGCCTGCTGCGGATAACGGCGGGGGTGCCCAGTAATGGGCGCCCCTACGTTCAAGGAACAGATCGCGGCGGACATTTCCACCACATTCCTGAACTGCCTGGAGTTCGCAGACACCCACACGGTCAACGGTAAGGAAATGGCCGCGGTGGTGGACGACAACGAACTGCTGGAGCGGGACAAGGCCAAGATCATGGCCGCACAGACGGAGGGCACATACAAGGCCCGGCGCCTGGTTTATGTGGCAAAGGCTGATTTTGGCCCCCGCCCCGCCCAGGGGGCCATGCTGACGCTGGACGGCAAGGCGTACAAGGTGAAATCCTGCACCGAGGAGGCCGGAGTGCTGGCCATTGAACTGGAGGCGGTGAGATCGTGAGCGATATGCTTATTCGGATTGACACCGAAAAAGCGATTGCCGATATTGAGGCGCGGCTGGGTATGCTGTACGAAAAGGCCCCGGACGTTATGCGGAAATCCCTGAACGATACCGCAAAAAAGACGGGGCGCGAGTTGGCAAAACTGGCACAAGAGCGTTACCAAATCAAAACGATCAAGTTTGCCAAGGAGTTCAAATACACCTATGCGTCCAAAAGCCGTCTGGAGGCCGTGCTGACCTCCTCCGGTGAAATGTTGGCGGCGTCCAAGTTCAAAATATCCCCCACAAAACCGAGTACCAGCAAAGAGGGCAGCCCGCCGGTAAAGCTGGCTGTGCTTGCGTCGGAAAGCCCCAAAACGATCACCAACAGCCGCGGCCTGACCGCATTTCTGGCAGAATACCAGTCCGGCCATTTGGCCGTTGTCCAGCGGAAGCCATACGGTTCCCGGACAGAGTACACAGAACGGGGCTGGCGGGAGCGTGAACAGCGGAACCATGTGTTTAAGGAACTGACCGGCAAGCTGGACAAGACCAGGATCCGCGAGTTTTACGGCCCCAGCGTCCCGGTCATGCTGCGGGAAACAGGTATTGCGGAGCAGTTCATTGAAACGACGGAGCCAAAGATCCACCAGTATCTGGCCGACGCTATAACCACCCACATCAACAGAGAACTGTACTTTGCAGAGAAAAAATAACAGCGGCCCATGTCCGGGCCGCTGTGGGAAATTAGTTGGTGCCAACAATCTGCATATCATGGACGGCAATTATTTGAACGTCCGAAATGTTCAGATTGTCCAGTTTCAAAATGTCCGCCTCCATGCTGCTGATAATATCGGCGGCGTCCTCCGTGTCAACGTCGATCTGCAAAGAAACGATGAAGCCGGAGCCGTCGGAAGCGGTGAGAATATCGCAAGAATAGCTTTGCCCGCGGTATTCGTCAGGCACAAGAGCCTCTACTGCGGATTGCACGTCCTCTGCGGTAACAACAACATCGGAACTGGGCTGCGGTTCTTCCTCTGTAACGTCATTGTCCGACGCGGCAGAGTTGGAGGCGCTGGGCGCTGGCCCGTCGGTGATTGTGACCCAGCCGCAGGCGGTTAGGGACGTTACAAGGAGCAAGGTACAGAGCAAGACAGCAAACGGTTTCATATTCAGTTATCCCCTTTCTGTGGGCGCATTATGCGGCGGTGTGCTGATTATTACCACATTATGCTGATTATTACCACACCGCAATTATAAGTGACAAACAGAAACAAGTCAAGGAGGCGCAACCGCATGACACAAGAGTTTTTGCAGGACGCCATTGTGGAGGATCTTGAGCAGCTTTTTTCCCACTATACCCTGACCAATTCCCTGGGTGTTGACCGCAAAATACAGGTATTTTCGCAGTTTCTCCCTTTCCGGGAGGGCGACGACGAAGAAACCGACGCGGAAGCGCCGCCGGAACCCTATGTTCTGGTAAAAATGCCAAGCGGAGAATTGCCGGAGCAGGACGCACAGCAAAACGTTGACGTGAAACTGATCGTTTGCGTATGTGACCCCGCCCTGAACAGGCAGGGCTACCGCGACGCGCTCCACATTGTCAACGAGATCGTGAGGCATTACGCACGGGACGGGATCGTGGCAAACCGCTATGAGGCGCAGCACCCGATCCGGTGGGCCGTTCAGGAAGAAGCTGAAACACACCCGTATTATTTCGCCGCCGTGGGACTGACTTTCCACGCGCCGGCGATTTTCAAGGAGGTGCCAGAAACATAATGGCGAAACCCAAAAAGGCCGAACAGGCCACCACCGTGGTTTACTGCGGCCCGTCCATTCCGGGCGTGGCGAAGCAGTACACCGCATACACCAACGGGATCCCCACCGCGCTGGCGGAGGCTATCGTGAAGCAGCCAGCCATGGAGGGCCTGGTGGTGCCCCTGGAGCAGTTACCGGAGGCCATGAAGAACCTGCGGAGCGGCACGGGGCATATTTCCCGCCTGTATCGTCTGGTACAGGTCAAACACTAAACAGGAGGTAGAACAACATGGCATACAAACACGGTGTATATAACACCGAGCAGGCCACCAGCCTGACCGTACCCATTCAGGGCAGCGCTGGCCTGCAGGTCATTTTCGGCACGGCGCCCATTCACCTGGCGAAAGACCCCGCGGCGGCGGTCAACACCCCCAAGCTGGTTTACAGCTACAAGGAGGCTGTGGAGGCCGTCGGCTATTCGGACGATTTCGAGAACTTCACCCTTTGCCAGAGCATTAGCGCCTGTTTCCAGGTTTTCAACGTTGCGCCCATTATCCTGGTGAACGTGCTGGATCCCAATAAGGCGGCCCACGTCACGCAGAACCAGGCGGAAAGCTGCGACGTTGTGGACGGCGTGGTGCTGTATGACAAGAAATATGTGCTGCTGAACACCCTGGCCGTGAAGAACGGCAGCGCCACCCTGGTGGCCGGCAGCGACTACGAGGCGGCACATGAGGACGACGGCAGCGTGGCCATTACGCTGCTTTCCGCGGCGGCCAAGGAGGCCAGCAGTCTGACCGTGAGCAGCACCAGCCTGAAACCCTCCGGCGTGACCGCTGCCGACATTGTGGGCGGCGTGGACGCCTCCACCGGCAAGGAAACCGGCCTGGAACTGATCCGCCAGATTTACCCCACCCTGGGCATGGTGCCCGGCCTGATCCTGGCACCCGGCTGGAGCCACACCCCCACCGTAGCGGCAGCCCTCCAGGCCAAGACCGAGAACATCAACGGCAATTTTAATTGCAGTTGCCTTTTGGACATTTCCGCGGACAGCGACGGCGCGGTGGTTTACACCAGCGTAAAGGGCGCCAAGGAAGCCCTGGGCGCCAGTTCCGCCCATGCGGCGGCCCTGTGGCCCATGGTGGCCGTGGGCGAGAAGAAATATTATTTCTCCGCCATGTTTGCCGCCCTGACGGCCTACACGGACGCCAACAACGCAGACGTGCCCTATGAAAGCCCGTCCAATAAGGACCTGCGGATCACCGCCACGGTTCTGAAAGACGGCACCACGGTGGCGCTGGATCAGCAGCAGGCCAACGACGTGCTGAACGCCAACGGCGTCATTACCGCGATCAACGCCAACGGGTTCAAGTCCTGGGGCAACAACACCGCGGCCTATCCCTCCACCACGGATCCGAAAGATCGCTGGTGGGCCGTGCGCCGTTTCTTTGACTGGGACGGAAATAATTTCATTCAGACTTATTTCCAGAAAGTTGACAAGCCGGGAAATAAACGCCTGATCCAGTCTATTGTGGACAGCCAGAACATTATCGGCAACGGCTACGTTGCCCGCGACTACTGCGCCGGCTACCGCGTGGAGTTCCGCAGCGACGAAAACCCCGTTACCAACCTGCTGGCCGGCCACCTGACCGTACACACCTACCTGGCCCCGTACATTCCCGCGGAATATATCGAAAATATCCGCGAGTATGACGTGGACGCCCTGGAAAGCGCAATCGGAGGTGAATAAAAATGAACACGATCCCCACTAAGATCAACCGTTACAACGTCTACAACAAGGGAAACCGTCTGCTGGGCGTCGGTGAGGAAATGGCGCTGCCGGACTTTGAGCCGTCCAGCGAAACCGTGACCGGCGCCGGGATCCTGGGTGAGATCGACGACCCCACCGTGGGCTATTTCAGCAATCAGGAACTGGAAATCCCGTTCCGTCTGTTGGACAAGGAAACCGCCGACATGATGGACATGACCAAGGCCGTGCAGCTGGAGATCCGCGGCGCACAGCAGACCACCAACACCGAGGGCGATATTGAGTTCAGACCCATGCGTGTGGTGGTTCGTGGCCGCGGCGGAAAGCTGACCACCGGCAAGGTCAAGGCAGGAAGTTCCATGGACACTAAGATCACGCTGACCACTCTTTACATTCTCATTGAGGTGGACGGCAAGACCGTGGTGGAACTGGACAAGTTGAACGAGGTTTACAAGGTCAACGGCGTGGACGTTCTGGCCAAGATCAAGGAGATGTGCTGACATGAGCGACGAAAAGAGAATGGACACCGCCCTGCTGGCGGAGAACGACGAAAACACCGCGGCGGAGGAAAACGCCCTGGTTATGAAGCTGGACAAGCCTTTCACCTTTGAGGGGCAGACGTACACAGAGGTGGACCTGTCCGGCCTGGAGGACACCACGGCGGCAGACCTGCAGGCCGTGGGCCGTTTCGTGACGAAGAAGAACCCGGCGGCGAACCCCGCAACCGTGGAAATGACGCTGGAATACGCCCAGTTCATGGCGGCCCCCGGCCCACACCCCCCCCACG